GCCGGTTTCGAATTGTTTTCAATACACCTTACGCCCGGCGTTTGTACTGGCACCCGGAATACAATTTCCGAAGGGACAAAAACCCGAACGCGCAGGGCTTGTGGATGCAGGAATATATAGACGGCAGCAAAAAGGACTTGTACCGGAAGCTATTTGTGTACTTCCTTAAGCAGAATGCAGGGGGGCTGATCAAGTGACACTGGCAGACGTAAAAGACTTTTTAAAAAGTAAGATCCAGTGCGAAAACTGGTATGCAGGAAAGAGGGATCCTACCAAGGAACAGAGCATTACAATTTTCCCCACCCAGGGGCCGGCACCGATAATCCCCGTTGGTGGTTTGGAGCGCAAGAGTTGGGAGACGAAGGCTGTTTCCGTGCTGGTCCACTGGGGGAAGTATGCCACCCCCGCTGAAGAAAAGGCGCAAGAGGTTTATAACCTGCTATTTGGTCAAACGGCTGCCATTAGGGGCAAGCGGGTAGCTTTTTTCGATATGCGGACCAGTGAGCCGGTTGGTATGGGTACCGATGATGGCGGTATCTTCGAGTATGTAATTAATTTTGTTATCTACTACAACAAGTAGAGAAAGTGAGGTAAAGTATGACACCTTTAGGCGTTTTTCCCGTGTATGAACTAAAGTTTAAGATTGGCATAAAAGGAGTATCCAGTGCCGCGGCCGACATGGTAGAGATCGCCGATATGGAAAGCTTTGGCTTCTCCATTGACGGTAACGTGGAAAGCTGGACTCCGATGAGTACAGACGGGTGGCAGCGCTCCCTGATGACGGGTAAGTCTTTCAGCTTCGACGTGAAGGGTAAAAGGAACGTCGGCGATCCGGGCAATGACTATGTAGCCAATACGGCATACAAGGACGGTCTGGACTGCAGCACAAAGGGGGCTATTGAGTTCCCCGATGGCGCGACATTGGCCTTTGACTGTGTACTGAATGTAACCAATGTCGGGGGCGGTGAGTCCACCGGCGTCGCTCCCCTGGAGTTCACTATCCAGGGAGACGGAAAACCGACGTATACAGCAGCAACATAATAATTTTAGCCGGAGAGGGAATATTCCCTCTCCTTTTGAAAGGAGCCTAAGCATGGCAAAATTTTACGATATAGCAGAGAGGATGCAGGTCGGACGCCAGAAACCAGAAGTGAAGCTGAACGATGAGCATGTCTATAAGATCAATACAAGTAAGAGCGCGGTGTTGTATATCCAGGGGATCTATGATGACAAGAGCAAAGATGACATTGCGAAGCTGGATGAAGTTATCAAAGTCGCCTTGGGTAAAGAGGCGGCTGAGTATATTGATAGTCTGGATCCATCAATGGAAATCCTGATGCTGATCATAGAAACAATCATGGCAGCCATTAGCGGAATCGATCTGGAGGAGGCGGAAGCCGCCACCAAGGAGGCAGCCAAAAAGGCCCAGAAGAAAAGCAAATAAGTGGTACTCCATAGAGGATGACTGGGAGCTGATTGAGGCCTCTTTTACAACACAATACGGGATCCGGCTAACGGAAACTGACATGGACTGGCAAGAGTTTTGTGTGTTGTTATCCGGGTTAATGCCGGAGACTCCTCTGGGGAGAATCGTTGCGATCCGGTCAGAAGAAGATCGTGATATACTCAAGGGTTTTACACCAGAACAGAGAACAGTCCGAAGTGAGTGGCGGTCACAAAAGCATTGTGAACAAGTGGCACAAATGACCGAAGAGGAAAAGCTGGTGGCAGTTAAGTCTATACAAAAAATGTTTGAAAAAGCTTTTGCAGAAAAGAGGTGAAACGTTGTCGGATAGTGTAGGTAAGATCGGGCTCGACCTGGAAGTAACCGGTGACCTCAATGATCAAATCCAGGAAGCAGTTGCGAATGTAGGGCAGAAGATAGAGGCGGCATTTAAGACAGGGGGCATGGAAACCGGATTAAAGGATATGCTTGACCGGGTTTTTAAGGCGTTTGACCAGAACATGAAAACAGTCGTGGCTACCATGTCGAAACAGTTCGGCGATATCCTCAAGCAGATGACGCAAGTTAATACGTCGGCAGCAACGATACCAACACCGGCAGGCAGGACCACGACTCCAGGCAATGTATCAGCGACACGGGGGCCGCCTGTAAAAATGCCGGCAATGAGGTTGGAATTTGACAGTGCTGCCCTGGAACGTGAACTGGAAAATACAGAAGCCCTCATGCAGAATCTCGGCAAGCAGGTTGATGTTTTGCAGGAAAAAATAGGGACGCTGAATGAAAGATATAGGAATACCATTAGCGAAACAAGGAAAAACAAGATTGCGGAAGAACTTGTAAAGACGGATAGAGCTCTTATCAAGACGCAGCAGCAGATTGAAATTCTGGGAGCAAAATGGGACGCTTATCAGGCAAAGCTGGCAGATGTATCTGCAGCCAATAGCCGGATTACCGGCTCAATCAGGGGTATGCGTGTTGCGCTATCCGGGATTAACATGGCGCCGATGGTCGCGGGCGTTAAGGGGTTTAGCGCCGCTATGAATGCGGGCACACGGGAAACCGCAAGTTCCGGCACGATGATGCGGAATACGGTAGAAGGAATAAGGAGTTCTTTTTCTACCCTTCAAGGTTCGTCGCAGGCAGTTCTTTCTACTCTTGGGAGCGGAATTAATGCCTGCATCGGAAAGGTTCGTTCTCTTGGATCTTCGATATTACGTCTGGTGAGTAACTTTAAAAAAACTGTGCCGGCCGCGAGGAAAGCAAGCAGTGCTATGCATTCCACCGGCGGTGCTGCTACAGGCCTTTCAAAAAGGATTTTAACACTGGGTAATATGTTTAAACTCATGCTGATACGGATGGCCATGAGGGCGGTAATAAGCGGCGTAAGAGATGGTTTTCAGAACCTTGCGCGATACAGTGATCAGGTAAATGAAAGCTTGTCTATGCTGATGTCTTCTCTGACGCAGTTAAAAAACAGCCTGGCGACGGCTTTTGCGCCGATTCTGAATGCCATTGCGCCAATGCTCTCGTACCTCATCAATCTGCTTTCGCAGGCCATGACAGCAATCGGGCAGTTCTTTGCCGCCCTGACCGGGCAGAAGACCTTTGTGGTTGCGCAGAAAGTGCAGCAGAATTATCGGGACAGCCTTGATGCGACTTCGGAGAAGGCAAAAGAATTGCAGCGTGACCTGATGGGGTTTGACGAGATCAATAAGCTAAGCGACCACAGTGATTCCGGTGACAGCGGCGGCGGAGTCTCCCCGGCGGACATGTTTGATACCGCAGAGGTGGAAAGCAGATTCCAGGGCCTGGCAGATAAGGTCAAGGAGATATTCGGACGAATATTCCAGCCGTTTAAGGAATCTTGGGCGGCAGAGGGGCAGAACACTATCAATGCCGCAAAGTTTGCCTTAAGCAGCATCTGGGAACTTGTAAAATCTATCGGCAGCAGCTTCTTGGACGTATGGACAAACGGAACCGGTACAAAGACACTGGCTACCATGCACCAAATCATTCAGAAGATCTTTGAAACTGTCGGAAACCTTGCGGCACGATTCCGGGAAGCATGGGAAACGAACGACGTCGGGAAGCGGATTATACAGGGGATCTTTGATCTTCTGCAAACCGTCCTTGATTCTATCAAGAGGATTGCAACCGCGACAGCAGAATGGGCGAAGGAGATAAATTTCACGCCATTGTTAGAAGGCATAAGGCGTCTGATCGACGGAATGAAGCCAGTTTTACAGACAATTGGTGATACTTTGTCATGGATATGGGAAACGTTCGTGCTGCCTTTTTTAACCTGGCTGATCGAAACCGCACTGCCAAATATTTTGGATGCCTTATCTGGACTTTTCAGCTTCTTGGGTGAAAATAAAGGGATTGTAGAGGATATTACCACGGCGATAGTGGTTTTCTTTGCCGCGTTTAAGATCGCGTCTATTATCAGCGCGGCGGTCGGTGCGATTGGCACATTTATCAGCGCGCTGAATCCTGTGACTCTCGCGATTGCCGCCATTATTGCCATCGGTGTTTTAGTTGCGAAACACTGGGAGGATATCAAGGAATTTGCTGTAAAAATCTGGACCGCCATAAAAGAATTCTTTGGTGGTATTATCGAAGGAATTGGAGATTTCTTTCGCGGCCTATGGGAAAATATCTGCAGCCTATTTTCCAGTATTGGAGACTGGTTTTCTGAAAAATTCACAGCGGCGGTAGATGGAATCAAGTCCGCGTTTAAAAGCGTCGGTGACTTTTTCAAAGGAATCTGGGAGGGCATTAAAAGCACATTTTCTAGCGTCGCAACGTGGTTTGGAGGTATATTTTCCAAAGCTTGGGAGGCAGTTAAGAAAGTCTTTTCGGTTGGTGGAAAAATATTTGACGGTATCAAGGACGGCATATTAAGCGCCCTGAAGACCGTCATCAATGCGATCATAGACGGCCTTAACAAAGTTATAGCGCTGCCTTTTAACGGGATAAACAGCGCACTGGATAAGCTCAGGAATTTATCACTGCCCCTCATCGGGGCGCCTTTCGGCTGGCTGCCGTCTATCGGTGTGCCACAGATCCCCAAGCTTGCAAGGGGCGGCGTGGTCGATGAACCGACCCTGGCAATGGTGGGGGAGCGTGGCAAAGAGGCAGTCATGCCCCTGGAGAATAACACCGGTTGGATCGACAGTCTGGCTGGAAAGATTGCCGGCAGACTGGGTGATGGAGGTTCCACGGAAATGGTTGATCTGTTAAAGCAATTGCTTGCCGTTGTAATGGATAGCGGTGATACAGTGCTGACAGTAGATAGTGAGGAGTTGGCGCGTGCAAACTCGAAGGGCGCTATGCGCTTGCAGCGAAGATACGGCGCTGTGAAATTCTCGTAAAAGGAGGCGGATTATTTGGAATTAAGAGCGGGAAACACTCTCCTCCCGTCTCCGACGGAAATTACCATTGATGATGAAATCATATGGTCCTCGGATACCGGACGAAATCTTGCCGGCAGTATGGTAGGGGACGTGGTTGCAACAAAAAAGAAGGTTGGTATAAAATGGGGAGTCCTCAAAGAAGAGGAATTACTGATAATTAAACAAAAGTTAGTACCCGGATTTTTCCCTTTTACGTTTTGGGATGATGGGCGGGAGACAACAATAGAATCCTATCGCGGAACCTTAAGCAAAGTTTACCTCGGATGTTTTTCCGGGGTAAATTTCTATAAAAGCGCATCCGCAAGTATTATCCAGAGGTAGACTATGATAAGCACAAGCAAAGAGTTTAAAGAAAAGGTCTTAAAAAACAGAATATTTTTCTGCGCCGCAGATATCCAGTTCCGTGACGGCGAAACGCTCGAACTTCCTCACGAACGTTTTATGGCGGAGGGGTGGAAATTTACGGAGGGAACGTCTGGTAATGGCAGCTTCGATATTGGCGCGGCTATCATCAATTCTTTTACGGCGCTTCTGGATAATTCCGACGAAGCCCTAAGCAAGTATGATTTTACAAAAGCTGTAATATCTCCCCGAATTGGGCTGCAGTTGGTGGAAGGGCGTATTGAGTGGATCCGGCGCGGCATCTACACAGTGGATTCTGCCGCAACATCGGGCAACATCATTCATCTGCAATCTCTCGACAACCTGGAAAAGTTTGATCGACCGTACTCCGAGAGTACACTGCAGTATCCGGCCACACTGGCACAGATCCTGCGTGATGCCTGCCAGGTGTGCGGCGTTACCCTTGCGACGTCGCAATTTGACCAGCAGGGGTATATTGTCCGGCAGCGCCCGGAGGATGAAGCGCTAACCTTCCGGGAGGTTGTTGCCTACGTGGCCCAAATTGGCGGCTATTATGCCCGCTGCGACATGACCGGAGCCCTAAGGCTTGCATGGTATAAGACAGACCTGTTTACGTCGCTGGATGGTTTAGACGGCCAGTATTTTGACAGAAGTGATCCGGACCGATACATCAGCGGGGACAATGCCGACGGCGGAGACTTTGCGGATTACACGACAGGGGACGAAGCCGACGGCGGGGCATTTGATGAGCTGAAAAACTGGCACCATATATACAACCTGAAAAGCCAGGAAATCTGCACAGACGATGTAATCATAACCGGCATCTGCGTTACCGATGCGGAGGGTGCGGAAACTTTAGCAGGTACAGAAGGTTATGTCCTGCAGCTGGAGAGTAATCCTCTCATCCTGGACGGGGAAGGCGAAGCGGTTGCATCGGCCCTACACAAAAAAATAGCTGGTATGCGCTTCCGGCCGCTGTCTGTGACTTGTTTGGGCGACCCGTCCATAGAGGCCGGGGATCCTGCAATTGTGTCAGACCGCAAAGGCAACGCGTATCCCTGCTATATCACCAATCTGCAATTTACCATCGGGGCGACGATGTCCATTAGCTGTGACGCCGAAACGCCTTCTGCTAACAGCGCGGCATCCTACAGCGCCGCCACAAAGGCAGTCGTAGCAGCCCGTAAAGAGACGCAAAAGCAGATATCTACCTATGATCTGGCAGTGCAGCGCTTGACAAGCCTTGTAACACAGAGTTTTGGAGCCTTTAAAAGCGAAGAGATCTTACAGGATGGCTCCACCATTTTTTACATGCACGACAAGCCAACACGCGAGGAATCGCAGCACGTTTGGCGCATGGCGGGCAATGTCTTCGCCGTATCCTCTGACGGCGGGAAGACTTGGAATGCGGGGCTGGACAGCGACGGGAACGCCGTGCTGAATGTCCTTAGTGTTATCGGGATTAACGCAGAATGGATTAACGTGGATGACCTGTCAGCATTTAAAGCCACAATCGGGGGATGGCATATTGATGAGGAAGCCATATACCGGGACTATGACGCAGGCAGCGGTGTAATATACCGCACCCGGATAAAGTCCCCGCGTTCTGCGGCGGACTGGGTTTTTTCCTGCCAGAAGTCAACCAATAGCGGCCAGAGCTTCAGCGGCACCTTTTACGCACGGGCTGACGGATATGTGTACTCCAAGGATTTCCACATGGACGGCGGCGCTATAAATGTTAACGCCGCGGGAGCTAACAGTTCGATAATCACAATCAACTACAACGGCAATAAAATTTCGCTGTTCGCTGGGCGCGTGTATGTGGAGTCAAGCAACGGATATCAGGCTGGAATCGCTATTACCGACCCGGCAGGGGTTCTTGTGCAGCTGACGGAGGGCGGGGCGGAAAGAGCAACCCTAAGTGCAAACGCCGGGCAGAGCCGCCTGGCCCTGGTGGTGGACGGTGAAACAAAGGGAAGCTTTTTAGCGAAAAGCAACGGAGCAGAATTAAAACTAATGGATTCCGGGAGCGCGCTGGTTGCTGAAACATACGACGGGCGTCCGCTGGTACAGTTTTCGCAGGATAGTAAAAGCTTATTTTTAAGTTACGAGACAATGAAGGACTTACTGGAGGGATAGATATGGCAATCTTAATGAGACGGGGCCATCACGTAGACCTCGATCCGAACAAGTTACGGGCAGGCGAATGGGCTGTGGTCCTGGCAGGTGATCCCTTGTGTACAGATGGCAAGGCGGCATATTTATGCTTTGCCGCGGGGACTACTAAGCGGATCGCCACCTATGAAGATATGCAGGAGCTGATCGGAGAGGCTACGGACGAGATAGTGCAGGCGCTGACCGGGGATGTTACTGCTGTCATTATCGTCGCGAATACGGCGATAACAGAGGCTAATACCGCGAGGGATTATGCCAATGCGGTGGCGGAGGATCTGGAGGCCCGCAGAGAGGCAGGGGACTTTACCGGACCTTCAGGCGCGCCTGGGGCAACGGTCACTTTAACCGGTCAATTCGCGATGCAGGTCAGGGACGGTCATCTGTATATGAGTTATAAGGACGGTGACACACCGCCAAATTTATCTATCGTAAATGGGCGGCTAATTCAAACGATGTAAGAAAGGGGAATTATTATGGCAGAGATAGATCTGGGTCCCGTAGAGGGACCGAAAGGTACAAGTATGCGCTTCCGGGGGGATTGGAACGGCATTGCCGAATACCGAAACGATGAAATGTTTGTGGACTGTGTAGCATATGACAATGGCTTATGGATATGCAAAGCTACATGCTCGGCACAGATGCCGGCAGATGGGTCAGAGTACTGGTCATTCGCATGCGCAGGGATAACTGGTCCGCGAGGGAACAAGGGAGATAAAGGCGATAAGGGAGATTTTGCATCTCTTGAGGACTTGGGAATTACGGCGTCGGTAGAGGAAATAAACAACTCGGGTGGATCGACCGGAAACATACAGGGACAAATCGACGATTTGGGCGAAGAGACGTCTGACCTGCAGACAAGTGTCACGGATCTGAGAGGAAAATTCCCGATATCAATCGCAAACGGCGGGACAGGAGCTACAACCGCGGCAGCTGCCCGAAACAATTTAGGGTTAGGCAATACGACAGGGGCAGTACCAATCGCAAACGGCGGAACCGGAGCTGCAACTGCAGCGAATGCTCGGAGCAACTTAGGAGTTACGCCTGCGAATATTGGGGCGCTTGCAACCACAGGAGGGACGCTCACGGGAGCGCTGAACATGAGTGGAAATCGCATAAATAACGTGGTTGACCTCTACTTTTTGAGTGGAAGCACGTCAAATGGATACTTGCAGCCGTCTCAGGCGGGGAACAATTTTAATATCGGGAACGGCTGGTATAATATTAACAGTAACGAAGGTTATGCCGGTACCTTACATGCGAAGGCTTTCACGGTAAACTCCACTCGAGCGTCAAAAACGAATATCGCCCCCGTTGCAGAAGAACGAGCTATGAAACTCATGGAAATGGAAGTGGTAACTTTTGACTACAAAAATGGAGATACCAATCAAGTGGGGTTAATTGCAGACGATGTCATGTTAATTGATCCAACCTATGTTGTTTACAAGCCCGTGGCGAGCGGGGGGGAGCTTGCCGGCATTGATTATTCAAAGTTCGCCGCCCCGTTGCTGAAGCTGGTGCAGATGCAGCAGAGGCAAATCGAAGATCTGAGGGAGAGAGTGAACAAACTAGAAAAGGAGTTGTAAATGGCTACGGATGCAGAACTGCGCCGCCAGCTGGTCGCGAAAGAGGTAACGAGAGTTGGAAAAAACTACTATACCCAAGATGACCGCCGGTATCAGGTAGGTGATGAACCGACCGGGTACAGTGATTGCTCCTCTCTCCAGTGGTGGGTGCATAAGCAGGTCCTGGGTATTGATATTGGAGACTATACCGGTGCGCAGATCGTATCCAGCAGACTCACAACGGTATCCATGTCAATCAGCGGAGGCCATCCGGACGCGTCCGTAATGTACCCGGCGGATCTCCTGTTTTACGATGGCGGGAGCGGTACAGTGGGCCATGTAGAGATGTACATGGGAGACAGCCAGCTGATCGGCCACGGATCCGGATGGGGGCCGGTAATTAAGGATATGGCCTCCTACAATGCCAGCCGGTACAGCAGCGGCAGGGGAATTATGTGCGTCCGCCGGGCTTTGACCGGGCCGGAAAAGGAACCGATAGATCCGGCGGTCCCTCCCAGCATCAGCAAGGCTGGATCCGAGCTGTCTTTGACGGATGGTGCCGGAAGGTTGCGGTTGTACTGTTACGACGGAGTACCGGGGATCGGGATCATACAAAACGGAAAGTCCATCTATTGGGATTTTGAAACATTAAGGCAGCTATTAGAGAGGTAAGAAAGGAAGGTGGCTATGACAGACGAGGAAATTGCCGTGGCCTTAAAAGGCCATGACCACGAAATTGGATCGCTAAAACACCGTATGAAAGACGTAGAGGGGAAGCAAGTGGCCATACATGACCTTGTTATCTCTGTGAAGGAATTGGCTCTTAATATGCAACACATGATAGAGGAACAGAAGGAGCAGGGACGCAGGCTGGAAGCCTTAGAAAAGGAACCAATAGCCCGGCTGTCACAAATCAAAACAGCAATCATTACAGCACTTGCAACCGCCGTTATCGGCAGTATCGTAGGTGCTATTTTGTTGCTCGCTTAAAAAAGGAGAATCAAGATGAAAATTGAAAAGGGAACAATCGCAAGGACAGTGGTACTAGTAGTGGCACTTATAAATCAAGCACTCGCAATGTTTGGAAAGGAGATTTTGCCATTTGCAGAGGATGATATTTACACGGCGGTAACAACCATCCTGACGCTCGGCGCTACTGTATGGGCCTGGTGGAAAAACAACAGTTTTACGGCGGCCGCCATCAAAGCGGATGTGTACATGCAGGAACTTAAAGCAGAAGAGACGGAGGAATAATATGATGAATGCAGAAGCGAAAAGAAAAGCAGTAGCAGATATTTATAAGGAGTGCATCGGCCGCAATCTCTACAACCAAGACCTTACAAAGCGCGAATGCGCCTTCACACCGCACACGGATGGTAAGTATTATTCGGATTGCTCCAGCTCAATCAGGCTGGCGTACCGGAAGGCGGACATCGGCCTAAACAACATCGGCGGCAATACCGCCGGGATGTATCACTCTACGCTG